GTTATGTAAATAGTACCTTGTTCAATACCATTTACTGCTACATCATTTCTACCAAATGCTAAAGTACCACTAAACTTTTCTCCTGTATTGTCTGCATTTCTTTCAAGAAAATTAAGTTTCTTTCCTGCAAATCTTTTAAGAATTTTAATGTTATCTCTATGATAGTTAAATGTATAAGTTTTTTGGTCAACAGTTTGTAAACCTTCAACTTGAGTTACTACATTATCTGTTAATACAGTTTTTTCAACTGTAGCAGGTGCAGAAGCAGTAGCAGGTAATGTAGTAGTAGGTATTAATAAGAAATACTTACTATCAGTTGGATCTTGAACCATTAAACAAGCACCTTTACTTAATATACCTTCATCAGTATAATATCTTTTTTCCATAATTCTCTCTCCTTTATCTTATTTTCCCATTCCAGTTATTTCTTGTTGTACTAAATAAACATGTATATCTACTAACAGTTATGTCAGGATATTCACTTTTAGTACCAGTTGCTCTATAAAATCCACAATTCATAAAGAAATCAAAAGTTAATAATTTTAATTCACTTATAACATTTCTTGCTTGATATTTTTTATTACCAACTGTAATGGCTTTAGTATAAATATCAACTTTATATGTTAAGTTACTGGAATGTTCATAATAATTTGTAGTTGTACTACCTAAATTTTGATTATTATTAACTTCACTAATTATTATAGTTGGAAATTGAGCAAAAGATTGTGGGGTTTCAGGCAAAACTTTAATAGTATCACTAAAAATAGATTTATCTTTTATATAATTATCGTATGACTTAACAATTTTAGTTTCTATATCGTCCATTTCTTAACCTCTCAATCTATAAATTATTTTGTAGATATTCTACAATCCAATCACCTATAAATTCTTCGACATTTTCTACTAATTTATAAAATATAAAACAACCTTTAAAACCATCTGTCCAATAAATATTTCCGCTATCATCTTTGTAATACCAACCTTTAGAACCATGATTATTTACATCATAATCCCAACCTTCAACTTGACTTTGATAAACACTATTAGCACCTTCAGCACCAATTCCGTATTCAACAATTTTTGCAAGTGATAATTGAGCAGGATATTTAGGCTTTGTAGTTTCAGACATATTTTTACTATTAATGTCTATTGTACTGTCATTATATAATAAAATATAATCTTCTCCTATTTCAGTTTTCATACCAGCCATATAATTATTTTCAATATCTGGTTCGTAATGATTGGTTATTGGTATATTCATTGAACATATATTCTCTAATGTTATTCTACATTTATTTAGCAAAAATTCCTTAAATTCGTCACTTAATAGAACTTTTTTGATACTTTCAATATATCCTTCAAATTCTTTAGCACCGTTATTAAGTAAGTCAAAATTATAAGTTTTCATCTTCTTTTAATTTATCCTTTTCAAATTTATTTATTAATGGTTTAGTTTCCTTTTCAGGTTTAACTTCTTCCCAACCAATAGATAAATAATTTGAATATAAATCTTTGGAAATTTCTTTAATAATTTCTTTTCCATCAGAATTTTTTATTTTCATTTTAATTGTTTCATTCATATTATTCATCTCCCATCATTGAATTACTAACTAGTTTTTTAAAATAAATTATTATACAAGCATTTTGCGGTCTTATACTATAAACTCTATAATCAGCATTTTCACCATTTTCGGTTTCATTTTCAGGTGTAGTATCAATATAAACTCTATCATATTCATTAAATTTACCCATATATAGTCTTTTAGGTATTGTTGCAACCCTCATACTATTTGCTAATTGTCCAAACTCTCTTGTTTCACTATCAGCACTTACAGGTTGAATATTAAAGAAATATTTTTTTGGTGTATCAAAAACTTCAATTTCATTCATATCTTCATCTTGAATAGGGTCTAATCTTTTAGCAATGTATATTTTAGTTTTATAATTAAATATAGGTTCACTAAACATATTATTCACCTTCATCTACTTCAGAGTGTTTTGGTACTCCTACATGAGATATTAATTCATTCATTAAACTTCTTGATATTCCGTCAGAGTATCTTGTCCAAGATAATTTATTTTCAGAATAACTAGATATTCCTAATTTATCTGCAAGATTATATATTTCAACACTACATCTTATTATCCAATTATATTTACTTAATGGTATAAGATAACTCGAATAATCTTCAAAAGGGTATAATTTATTTAGTAAAATATCTCTACTATCATTTAAAAGATTAGTTAAACTTAATTCCCAATTCTCTTGTGTTTCAAAAATATCTTCATCAAAAGGTATTCTATCTTCAAGTAATGGCAATAAAATTTCTATTTCTTCTGTTGTCATAATTATCCCTCTTCTCTATTTTTTATTTTTTTTAGTTTCTTCTTCATCAACAGGTTTTTCTTCTTCATTAGTATCTTTTGCCTCTATAGGTTTAGTTTCAATTTTCTTTTCTGCTAATAAAGACTTTAATTTTTCATTTTCATTAGTTAAATCAACAATTTGTTTATTTAACTTATCAATTACTTCATTTTCAATGCCATTTAAAGCATCTTCTTGTTTTTTTTCAGCAATTTTGAATTCAATATTTAATTTTGCATACATTTCATTATAAGAATAAATTGCTTTATTTGCTATTTCTATTGTTTCTTCTTTATTTATAATCATTTTTCCTGTTGTGTCGAAGTTGACTAAATGTGCAACTTCGCCATCAACAAGATATGCCTTACCATTTTCTATTATATACATAGTATCTTCTTTCTATTATTCTTGTCCTGCTTCTGCTTCAACATTTTTCCATGTTGCTTTTACTGTAGTATTTTCACTAATAGTAACTTCATCACCAGCGTCATATTTATCTTCTCCAATTAACCATTGGTCAAATTCTTTATCTTCTGGTGCTGTAAATGTACTAGCAGGTAATTCATAATCTTCTCCTTCTAATACAGTAGCACTATCCATAGTACCAGTTCCACCATTAGCATCAAATGTTACAGTATAAGTAGGAATGTTCTCATAAATTGCTTTTACAGTAATGCTAGTTGATAATGTAATTTCATCACCAACATCATAACTTGTTGTACCAATTTTCCATTCTTTAAATCTTTTGTTTTCAGGTGCAGTAAATGCACATGCAGGAAGTTCGTATGTTTCTCCTACTTCTTTTCTGACTTCTGCCATAGTTCCTGTGCCACCATTTTTATCAAATGTAATAACACAATCATCTAATCTGCTTTCAATTTCAACTACTGTTGATTTAATTATATCTTTTCCAGTAGATGCTTTAATTTTGCCAGAATATTCGACTTTATCACAGAAATTTCCTAATTCATCATTATTAGCATTTGATACAATATAACTTTTTTGTAAATCATATATTGCTTTATCAAAATTCATTTTTTTATACATGTCATCATAACAGTATAATGTTTGATTAGTGATACTTATTGTATCATCATTACTAATATTTATGTTTCCATCTACATCAACAGAAACTTTTTTTCCTGTACTTCCATCAACGAAGTAAGCGTATCCATCAACTATAACAAACATAGTTTATATCTCCTATCCATTAGAAACAAGTTTAGCAAGATAAATATTTTTTGGTTGATAAACAATAGACCAGTTAGCAGTTGTAGTAATTTGTGCATCAGTTGGAGATACAGGTAAATTATCCATTGAGAAACTAAATCCATAAGGTAAAATTGTTTCTCTAAATCTTGTTACTAGACATTCCATACCACCATTTTTTGTTTGGTTTCTGAATTGTTCAGATGGGTGGTCAACTGGTGCTTTAGCATATCCGATTGTTCCTCTACCAAAGCAATATGTAGTATATTCCATTGCACCAGAAGTTGCATTTACTGAATGTGGAACTTCATCACAAATTAATACTAACATATTTCCACTTCTACCAACTTTAACATCTCTTTCTTGACCATTAGCATCATTGTATTTGAAATATTCTAATACATTGAATGAAGATAATCTGTTAGCAACTACACTGTGCATTATTGCTAAAGCATAATCATCAGCAGCATCTCCATTTGCTTTAACTGCTAAATCTCTTAAAGAAGTTAAACCAATCTTATTTGCATCAGTTATTGTAGAAGTTTCAGATGCAATATTTGAAATATGTTGAGTAGCAAATTCATTTGCATAAGAACCTGCTGAACCAGTAATTCCAAAGATTGCTTCTAGTATTCCAATAAGTAAAGTTTGTCTTTTCTTTGCTTCCCATTTTTGAATACGATTTAAAATGTTTCTCATTGGGTCAGCACTTGAGAAATCAGAAACAAAATCTCTATCTGTCCAACCTTTTGCTCTACCCCAAACAACACCATGTTGTTGTCCAGCAGCATCAATTTCATCTAAAGTAATATCAGTATTACCATCATAGTTTACATAGTTACCATTAATATCAGTATAGAATGGTAAAGTGTAAAAATTTCCACCACCTGCAATCATATTAGCGATTTCGCTATCTTCAACCATTACACCACTTTCAATTAAAACAGTTGATGTAGGGTCTTTTTCACTTGTGTAATTTCTGTTAAAGATTTCTTCGTCATAATAATAACCTAAACCAGTAACAGAACCATTAATTTTCTTTGCCATAATATTTTTCTTCCTCTCTAAATTTTATTTTTAATTCATAATCTCTTCATATTTTTCAGGGTTTTCTCTTTTAAAAATGATTTGGTCTGTCATACTTAATTTATTGAACTTATCCAAAGTCATTTCATCATCACCTTGTGGTACATTAGTTGGTTGTGGGTGTACATTTAAACTTGTAATCTTATCTTTAGTTTGTTTTTCAGTAGTTTCTATAACATTATCTATTTTACTTTTAAGTAAAGTAGCGTTTGCTATAGTTTGTGCTTCATCATCACTAACTAAAGTTTTAATTAAATCGTCATCAATATCCATACCAGCAAGAATTTCTTTTGCTTTTGCAGTATTGTAAATCTTTCTTGAATTAGCAAGATTTTTTTCAATTTCTGCTTTTTCTGCACTTAATTTTTCTTGTTCTGTCATGTTTGCTTTATTGATTTCGTCTAATTGTTTTTGTAGTTCCAAATTTTGTTCGACAAGTTCTTTTTTACTTTCAACTTCATTTTTTAACACTTTGTTTTCATTGTTAATTGTATGAAATGTGTTAAGTAAATCTGTAACTTGTTCTTCTGTGTAACCTTTCGCTAACAAATCTTCTCTTTTCATTTTATCACTCTCCTTACATACAGTAATTTTACGGTTTACCAACCTTAAAGAGAATTTTACATTGATATGCTCAATGTTAAGCACTTGTTTTGGTCGAGATTGAAATATTTGCAATTTCATTAATACCTAAAATCTCGATATAAAGGGCATTATTGCCCTTGTAAATTCATT